TTTCTGTGCTTGGTTGCTCATCTTTTTGCTCCTTATTTTCTAGCAGGTTAGAGATATCCTGAATAGTTATTTGTATCGCTTGCGCTTGTCCTAATAAGTATCTATATTTTTCCATATTGTCAATACCACCACTAATCATAGTGTCTCCAATATTTTGAAGTCTATCGTTTAAAGTTCTTTGAAGTTTATATATTACAGTTTCTAGATCTAGCATTTCCACCTTTTTCTAGCCTGACGTAGTCTAGAATTAGGATCTTTAGCTGCTTTCGGAAATTGTTTCATTTGACCGGCACTTCTCGCACAGTACGACTTACGTCGATTTGCAGCTTTAGACCCAGGTTTCACTTTACCTGTCACGGCTGTTTTTAGTTTTGAGCCAGGATTTTCTCTTCTGTATCGGGCGACCCCAGCTTTTGTCATCCCTGCGCCCGACTTAGTCGAACGAAAATATTTTTTAGTTTTAGGTGGTTGTTTATCTCTTTTTCTCATACTAAACCTCCCATACTCATTTTTTTTCTTTTTGCAAATGTTGCAACGTTTGTTGGCTTAGGGCCAGTGTTCGACACGGCACGTTTTCGTTTTACAGCCGAAGCCTTTTGTGAAGCACTCATTGAACGCGCTTTTGCAAGTGGGACACACTTTGGATATTTTCTTTTGCTCCCCTTCTGTCTTCCGCATGGTTGATATTTTCCGTTCTTCTTCGGTGCACCAATGTCCACCCATTTTTCCGCTACCCATTTTCTCAGACCGCCTTGAGCCATATTAAATATATTTAGTTGTTTTTCTTCTGTTAGACATTACACGACCACAACCTTTTGCAATGCCGCCTTTTTTAAACTCGGATATTTTTTCTTTTCTTTCAGAAACTTTTTGTTTAGATCTTGGTCCGTATCTAGCTCTACTTCTTAATGGACCTTCATCTACTTTTCCACCTTCGGCTTTTTTAGTTCTTTTCTTTCCACCTGGAGTTACTTTTCCAGAGCATACTGCACTAGCATACATGTTAGCATAAGCTGAAGGATAAACCTTAAACTTTCTTTTAGCTGCTGCTTTTCCTCTAGCGCAAAGTTTAGCCATTACTTATATTTCTTTTTAGCTTGTTTAACTCTTCCACCTTTTTTCATGAAACCCATTTTATTTCTAACTGCAGTTGGAAGTTTTGCAAGACCAGGATTTTTTGATTTATCAACTGATTTTAAAACTTTGCCACCTTTTTGCATTTTAGCTTTTTTCATTATTTGTTCTCCTTCTTACAATTACACTCATGGTTACAAAGGCAACGTGTAATACCAAGCACTCTGCACACGATCTCACAGATCTTGTTCTTAATTTTTTTTAACATTGATTAACTCGCTGCGTTTTTAACTTTTTTTGACTTTGAGAAAGCAACAGCTTTTTTGAAAGCTGGTGAAGTTTTCCCAACAGCGGCTTCAGTACCTTTATCTGGTTGTCCTTTATAGAAACCAAATCCAGGAACCTGTTTATTGAATCTTTTATTAGCCATTATTTTTTTCCTCCAAATTGTTTTAACTCTGTGGCTTTAATCCAGTAGACGGCACCAACGACTGCAACCCACAAAGATATTATCCACCAAGGCATACCTTGTAATTTCTCAAAATACAAGTCTAATTTTGCCTGGATCTCTTTGTCTTCAGCAAAAACACTGTATGCAAGTAAAAATAATGGGCTGGACAAGGTCAAAAGTATGAATTCGTCCTTCCAGTCATTTTTCTGTGCATCTAAAGCTTTGCCTTGATACTCAATCTCACCTTTTTTCATTTTTTCTGCATGCACAATTGCAGCTTCTGACATTGCAACCTCTGCAGCTTTTTTATTTTTGTAAATTGCAAGACCTGCTTTAAGACCTTGACCTAATAAGCCCCAAGGAATCATAATTTAGTACCAAGTAGCTGTTCTTTGCTTTTCGCTTAGCATTCTTTTCTGGCCTCTCACTTTTTCTTTTTGAGATTCGTTTGGATTTGACGCTTCAATCGTCTTTCCGCCAGTTTTATTTTTAACTTTTACGTTTTTTTTCATTACTTTTTCCTCTTTTTAGACAATCCCGCTTCAGAAAGCGCAATCGCAATTGCTTGTTTACGACTCTTCACCTTCTTTTTGGATTTTCCAATAGGAAGTTCACCCTTTTTAAACTCTCTCATGACCTTTTTAACCTTTTTTTGTCCTTTTGTCAGTTGTTTTCTCATCGAACTTCTATTAATTGGCATTATTTTTCAACTGATGTTGTAAAACTGTCTTCGTTAATGACGTATCTGCTCTCATTTCAGCTAATTCTTCGTCTTGTTCTAGCTTTTGTTGTTGAGTCATTTGATTCATCATCGCTTTCATCTTATCAAGATTAATTCTTTCCTCATCGTTTTCCTTCTTACGTTGATTTTCCATTGCTCTAATATCAATCTCTCTTGCTTTTAACTTGGTTAGTGGATCGTTGCCAAGTTCTGACGTGATTTTGTTTTCTTCTCTAGAAAACTCTTCTGTCATTTCAGCAATCAGTTTTGCTTTTCTTGCTTCAATTTTTTGTGTCAGATCTTGAATCTGTAAATTAATCTGAGGATTCATCTGTGCTTGTTGTTGCATCATTGGAAGTTGTTGTAATTCTTCTTTGTACTCTAACTGAACTTGTTCTTGAGCCATAATGGAAATGTGTTCTAAAATATTCTTCTGAATCGCCATCATAGCCATAGGATTATTTCTAGTCATGTTTGCCTTCATAAATTGTAAGTGTGCTTCTACATGAGCTCTATGGTCCTGGCCTGGAAAAGCTTGGAATGGTTTACCTGCCATTGCATTAATGTGTTCCATACTTGGATCCATTGGCATCGGTGTTGCAGGAGGTGGTAAAATTGCATTAATATTTTTTACACCAATGGCTTCATACATTGACCTATATGCTTGATACAAATTATGAATCTGTGGATTAGATTGTGCCAATTGTAACTGCGTTTGTGCCATAGAAATTCTTTGTGTTTGTGAAAAGATATTTGGATCTGCAACAGGTAAAATATCTACTCTATCATCAAAATCTTGAATTTTAATTTGTCTTGTTGCTCCCGGTACATCATACGGATATACAGGTGGAAGGTATGTTTTAAATACTTCCGCAAGCAATTTAAACTCATGTTTTAATCCAACATATAATCTTTTATGAATAGCTGACATTACACGCGATCCACGTTCCAATAATGCCACTGTAGTGCCCACGGCTGCCTGTTGGTTCATATCACCCACTTGCATATCAGCAATAGCCGCGAATCGTTGACCGGCGCCTACAACGACACCTAATAAATTTAACAATACACCTGATGGTTCTTTAAACGGCAACGCCATAAAGTTATCTCTGATGTTACCTCCTGGTGCATCTACATCTCTAAATTCACCAGGTTGTAACGGTTGTGCATCGTCTCTAACTCGTAAACCTCTAGTCTTAAAACCAGCAGGTAAATTCGATAATGTTCCAGCATCTAACAATTGTCTAAGTGCTGATGTTGCAGTTCTTGTAAGTCCACCAATCATGTGAATCAAACCAAAACCATAAAATCCTAATCCAGGTAAAAATTTAAAATGAACGAAGTAATTAATCTTACTTCTCTTTGGATCGTCTTGTCTGTAATTTCTTCTAATGGATAAAACTTTTCTAGAATCTTTTTCAACGGTCACCACATATGGAAGTTTAATTCCAGTGGGTTCACCTAATTGATCTAAATCTTCAAAGCCTTCTAAATCTAAATTCACATGACACTCTAACAAAGTATACATGTCGTCTTGTTTATTTTGTTTGAAACCTTCTAACTCTTGTTCCTTTTTATCAATCTCATCGTTATTCATGGCAGGTTGATTTAAATCCACATCTGCATAGAAACCATTCACTTGTTGTTTTCTTAATTCATTTTCTGAAATTTTAATTTCATGTATCACCGCTTCAGTGTCTTCTAGACTTGTTGCAGAGTAAGGTACAACCAGATCATCCGCTGGGACGAACTTAGAAACCGCACGACCTAGCAGATCATCATAGTATACCTTCTTGAATGTCGACCCGCTTAAAGGGAGATAGAAAAGCATTTGGTCGAATTCAGATTCGTATTCTTTCATCTGATCCATGATCTGATAATTCATAAAATCTTTTACACGTTGTGCTTGATCT